ATTTATGTATCTACTGGCGCAGGCGGTGCAAGTGGTGTTGCCGGCGGCGACACCTGGGTCAATACAGCATCAAACGCTGCTCCCACATTAACAACACAAGGCGCATTGGCCAAAGGTGGCGCTATTGGTGCGTCAGGTACAGGCGGTTTGGGTGGTGCGTCTGCATCTGGTGTAGGTACTACGAAATTTTCAGGTGGTAACGGCGGCAACTCAGTTTCAGGAGCATTTGGTGGCGGTGGTGGAGCAGGCGGCCCCAGTGGAGCAGGTGGAGCGGGTGGTGCAGGTAACTCAGTAAATGGTGGTGGTGGTGGCGGTGGTGGTTCCAATGGTGGATCAGCTGGTGCTGTAGGTAGCACAACTGGTGGTGACGGTGGTAATGGAGTAGGCGGCACTGGCGGCGGTCTCAAGGGTAATAACACTAACGGTACAGCAGGTACAGCAGGAACTGGGGCTGGTGGCGGCGGAGCACAGGGCGGTACTTATGTCGGTGGTAACGGTGCCACCGGCGCAATTTATACACAGACATCCAACAGTGCCACAGCAGGTCCAGGCGGTGGTGGTGGTGGTACTTGGTACTTTGGTACAACAGGTGGATCAGGTGGATTGTATGGTGGTGGAGGTGGTGGTGCCGTTACCGGTGGTGCAGGCGGCGGTGGTATTATTGTTTTTACTTATATTAGCCGCTTAAATACTTCAGGTCCAATATCATTAGGCGGAACTACCGCAGGACAGTCAGTTCAAATTGAATTAGGTGGAACAGGAACAACTCAGATTGGTTTAAACTGTGCCACAGTAAGATCACTGGCAGGAGTTGCCAGTGGTCAAATTGCCATGCCCACTAACTTTTATGGTAAGTCAACTACTCCCCTTGTGGGATTGTTTTATGCTGGCTGTGGTGTTGGTGGAGCTGGCAACCTAGTAACGAGAATCAATACTTGCGGCGCACTGGTAGGTTCAGAAACTAATGTGGGAACAGCGAGATTCGATCTGGCTGGAGCAAAAGTGGGTTCAAATGGATTGTTTTATGCTGGGTACATTAACGCCTGCGGTAATAGTAATTTAGTAACCAGAATCAATGCGTGTGGTGCACTGGTTGGTTCCCAAACTAATGTGGGAACAGCAAGATATTATCTAGCTGGAGCAACTGTTGGCGCAAATGGATTGTTTTATGCTGGCGCGGCATCGGCCGTGTCTAATCTAGCAACCAGAATCAATGCTTGTGGTGCGTTAGTTGGTTCAGAAACTAATGTGGGAACAGCAAGATATTTTCTAGCTGGAGCTGCTGTTGGTGCAAATGGATTGTTTTATGGTGGCGTAACGAATCTCGGCCTGTGTAATCTAGTAACAAGAATCAATGCGTGTGGTGCACTGGTTGGTTCCCAAACAAATGTGGGAACAGCAAGAACTGGGTCAGCTGGAGCTGCTGTTGGCGCAAATGGATTGTTTTATGGTGGCCAAGGCCAAGGCCGACCGGCACCCATTTATAATAGTGTAACCAGAATCAATGCGTGTGGTGCACTGGTTGGTTCAGAAACAAATGTGGGAACAGCAAGATATCTTGTAGCTGGAGCAACTGTTGGCGCAAATGGATTGTTTTATGGTGGTACTACCGCCTGCGCTAATAGTAATTTAGTAACCAGAATCAATGCGTGTGGTGCACTGGTTGGTTCCCAAACAAATGTGGCAACAGCAAGAGCTTACTTTGCAGGAGCCGGACTATAGTTTAAATATAAGCTCAACTGGCATACACTAAATATCTGATAATACCGGAGCATAAACTAAATGTCAAGACAAAATCATAACGCACAATATATTTACGACTTAGAGGGTGAAACCGTATGGGAAAAACTGCGAGTTGTTCGCAATCAGTTAGAACAAAAAAAACTAGCATTAGCCCTTGCAGAATTAAGCGAAGAACATAGTGAAACAACACTAGATAAAGATTCTTACGAATACAAAAAATATCTATTAAATAAACCACACAATCAAAAAAACATTCAAGATTGTATTAATGAAATTGATTTTTTAACTGATTTTGAAGCTGCACTTACAGACGAGGCTGAAAAAACTCGTATTTTAGGTAAAACAGATGATGAAATGTACGAAATCAATTTTTTTGATGAATTAAAAATTAGATTAGTACGCCAAGCACAATCACAAATTCTTTCTTCAGGAAGATTGAGTGAAGAAACCGCAAGACGTATTATAAAGCATAAACCTGCACTAGATATGTGTATACAACAGGGTCTTTTGCTAGAAGAAGTACTACAAATAGTAAATTTAAATACCTCAGCACTTCCACAAAATTACGAAGTACTACATTTAGAAAATTTAAAAAAGGAATCTTAAAATGGCAAAAAACTGGTTATTCATAGAAAACGGTGCTGTAAAGCAAATAGTTACTCAAGAGGCGACACCAACTCCTGCTCAAGCAACGGGAACTTATGACACACTAGCACAAGATGATTCTCAAACATTTTCAGTTGGTGACGCATTTACCTCTGAATTACAATTACAGTATAACAAAACTATCTGGACATCCTATGGTTGGATTCCAACTGATGAACAAATTGCTGCCGAAGCACAAAGAAGAGCAGAATTAGGTATTACCAACCCAGTATCTAACGCACCATAAAGAGAATTTAATTTTGAATAGTATTGACAAAAATGATTTTGATGAAAATCTTCTGTTTTCTACGCCAATATACTCAGCGTTTGATTTAGACAATGTTGATTTGGTAAAGAAAGTTGCTGAAGACTCCGAATATCACAACCAATCCAATAAACAAATGTCTGGTACATTTTTTCATGACGAGAGAATTTTTGATTTTGCAAAATACATATTACAGACATCTTGGAATATTTTAAAACGTCAAGGCTACTTGATGGAAAATTATCAAACTGTATATGAATCCATGTGGCTTCAAACCTATGAAAAACATTCATATATGGAACACCATACTCATGGAAATGGTAATCAAATTGTTGGTTTTTATTTTTTAGAAGTGCCAGAAAATTCCATACAATTAATATTACATGATCCACGGTCAGGTAAAATTCAAATGGATCTAGATGAAACAGATATAACACAAGTTACACATGGTTCTAAATTTGTAGTACTAAATCCACGAGTGGGGCAGCTAATTTTAACCCCAGCATGGCTGGCACACTCTATTACAGCAAATCAATCTGATAATTTGGTTAAGTTTGTTCACATCAACATTCAGGCGCAGCGAGTAGCTAACAATCAATCTTGTCAACGCCCACCGGCTGAGGTGATATGAACAAGTACTCTATTAGATTCAATCAGAGTCGCGGGCAAGCAGGTTGTGGAACAATGGATCATGTTTGGCGAGTGTTTGAAAATGGAAAAGAATATTTGTTCAAGAATTTTGTTCTCAACGTACCTAGCATTAGTGAAAAAGACCCTACTTCTGATAACTGGAATGTAACTTGCCAGGGTGTTATGACTATAGATAGATCTACGTCTACCGCAATAATTAATCCCGAAAATATCAACTAAATACTAGCATGGAAGCTAGATACAGAAGGGATTATCCAGGCGAATTTGTAATTACAGAAAGCAAATTTTCCGGTGGATCAAAACAGATAAAACAAGCATGGATTGATAATCCCATTGTTAATCATCACATCTCGGGCCGCGCAGCAGTAATAGGCAGTGATGATGATCGAGTAAAATTCGATCATCGAATACTAGCAACACATCGTGGTGGATTACTGGCCAGTTTAAAGTTACAGACATATGGCACAGCCAAAATTGCACAGCAGATGCGATTAGATTTTACAGTGGATACAGACTTTAATAACCTACAACCCTTGGTGGAAAATCAATATTCCGTCAATAATATTGTCTACACCACAGCTAGAAATTGTATTCGACAGCCCGGAGAATTTTATTTAATACCTCTTCAACCCTCAATATGCACCGAGGTTTTACCCATTTATCTAGCAGCATTTGACGGGCATACGGAAATTTATACTCTGGGATACAACAAAGAAATGCCCTCGGGGAATAATGAATGGGTACGACAAGTTACCGGAATTGTAGAGGCATACTACAACACTACATTTACCTTTGTGGGCAATAGGAATAATATGCCAGGCGATTGGTTATCTCTACCTAATACTCGCACCATGGATCATAGAGACTTTGTCTGTCACTGTGATGTCTGAAGTTGTGATTGAATCACAGCTATTTTACTACGCACCGCTTCAAAATTTATTGTACTCCAAAGCCCAGGGTGTAGGGGTTTAGGCCAAGTACCCGAGTCAATCCAAGCGTAGCCCAAGTGTTCATCGTTCAATACCGGCGTAAATTCACCGGCGACTACACAGAAAAATGTGTTATAACAAAATCCATTATCAGCTGACGTAAATTTTTCCAGGGGCATTAATCGAATATAATCAGGCATTCCGCCCAGTTCTTCTTCACATTCACGTACCATGGCGGCCATGATACTTTCGCCCGATTCTATTTTGCCCCCGGGTAATCCCCAGGAGTCTGGATGTTTGGGGTCATTACGAATAAGATATAGATATCGATTAGTAGCTTGACTGTAAAACCAAATGCCAACTGCCGCAACAGTTTTTAAATTATGAGACTCCATTCGCCACCCGGATATAACCCTTGATATGATTTAACCCAATTATAACCTGTCCAACGATATTGAATTTCTGTGGTTATATTGGCTACGTATTGAGTATTTACAGGACTTGCGTCACCATTAAAAGAAACTATCCATTGTGCGCCATCATACTCTATAATGTCATTGGGGTAAGCGACTAATATCTGTCCCAGGGATCCTGCCCACGCCTCGGCGTACCCATTGTCACTGCCGGTGGATTCAGTTAATAGATAACGTTGACCAGCCGCAGCAGCGGGCAATCCTTGACCTGGACCACTTACACGAGGATTAATTACCGAGTTAACTGGTGCAAGCGTATTGGCGGGAACGCTGTCTTCGATTACGGAATACAATAGAAATTGGTCATTAGTAGGATCAAAAGTTATAGTACCATAGACCTGACTACCATCTTCCTGTCGTAGGGCTATCAGGCTGATTCCCTGACGAATTCCACCATACATATTTAAAACTGGTGTCCATAATACGTTGCTGGGTTCAACAGGATCCGGCGGTGTCAACTGATTATTGGTCGAATCAACCACCGCGGACTGTGTTAGTACTTGCAATTTATTACCAATTAGCACTACTTGATATCCAAACGGTGTGATATACTGGCGTGTGCCCAGTAGCAGATCACTGTCAGCAATGGCGTTGACTAAATCACCTGACCCATCGTATATTGAGGCAATAATAGTTTCCACCACACCCAGCTTCTTGACCTTGGCGGGCAAGGATAACCACACGGGCAGTACAAATTTAAGAGTGCTGATCTCGATAGGATCTTCTGTTCCCACGGGAACTTGTTTACTACTCCAGCCAGCCGACACCAATTCCACAATACTTAAACTGGTCCAGTCTAAATAATTATCTGTGCTTTGTATTTCCAAACTGGGGTTGAATAACGGTAAGATCTGTTCTAAAATCTGCATCTTCTGATTGGTATTTGACGTCCAAATATCAAGATTGATGGATAGTTTGTATGGTGCAGGCATATACCGCTCAACAGTAAATGCATTGCCCTGTGTCGTTTCATACAAGCCGGTGGTGGGATCATACTCACGTTGTCGAATAGATTTGTTGTCCACGTAAGTGGGATTCTGCATACGAGGACGATCAAAATCTAATCCCGTAATCCAAAATGTCATCAGGGGAGTAGCTGGCATATTGCTGGCACTATTCTCTTGTAAAATAGTCTGAGCTTGTCTAGTACTGTCGCCGTATCTAACCGGCACACGATATAATGTGTCTCCTGTATTGGCTGCACCATCTTCATTGCGCCCAAACTCTACTTGGAATCCCGAAAACATACGGGCGAATTGTGTTAGGTAACGGCGTATTTGTCCGTCGTAGAAATATTGTTGCATTATCGTCCTGGAGGTCTTGGTTTAGGTGGCAAGTTTCCACCTTGATCACCGTTATCAGCTTCTGGTCTAAGCAATTCAGATAACGACTGACGGGAAGGAATATTACCTTGATCTTTAGTGGGTACTGTATATGTGTTATTGACAAACGAACTGCGCTGTGTAAGATTTTCCGGACCCCAATCCAATGGTGTACGCACATCATCACTAATTGCAACCCAAGCTGCACCGTTAAAACGGAACAGGCGATTGGGAAAATAATCCATTCGCAGACAATAATCACCGGATGTGGGTGTTAATGGGAAACTGACCCCGGGAGTAACCGGTAGTCCGTTGGGTGCCATGTTGTCACCAGTTAAGTATCCCATGGTCCAGCCGAAACTTCTTGGTGTAGTGCCTTCACCTGATTGCGTACCATCTACTGTGGGAGAAGTTTGATTAGCACTTAGGCCTTCACTGCTGGGTTCTCCGCTGGGAGTAGTGGGTAATATATAAAACGCAGTATTGTCATAACCTGACTGTGGCACATCTATATTGGCCTGTACCACCAGCGCATCATTGATCTGCAGGTCTTTATTACGTGTTGAATTAACATCACCTAGTGTAGTTGGCTTCTCAATCAACGCCCAGTATTTGGGATCGTTAATGTCAGTACCGGGAGGAACATTGAGTGTGGCTTCATAATATTTTCCCCCGTTGTTCACCACCATACCCTGGGGGTAAAAATTTCCATTATCCCAGATATTGTCCGGCATCAGTGTTTGATCCATGATCTGTTTGTATTCTTGTGCGTTCACCATGGGAGTGGCTTTGACTCGCCAAGTATGTGGCAACCATGTTTGACTCATACCTTCTGTGGCGTAATCAGCACCTTGTATAACATAATATTTGGGCAATGCTCTAGTAATATTACTGTTCAAGGGATAGTAATCTTTCAAATTTGGCAATTCCAGCACGTCACCTGTCATCAATTTACGCCCATACGAATCAATCATATCGTTGTAGTGGAAGGTAATATACAAGGTGTCGTTCTGTAGGAACAATCCGAATTGTGTCAAATCAAAATTGATGTCCTGGTGTGTATAGACGCCTCGCATGATGTAAATGTTGGGGTCGTATGCTCTATCTCGGTTTTCCAGCAGTAATAAATCCTCAATAAACAAAGGATTTTCCGAAGTGTACACTGGCAAAGTAGCATTGGCATTGCCGGGATTGTCGGTTGTGTCCACAATCGGCCCCATGTATTTGTGTACGAAAACATCAACTCCGCCAACCGTATATCGTTCAGATATGGTTCGATCCAAAAATTGATAATCGTAGGTTCGATTTGGGCGGTATAGACTTAGACGTGGAATTTTAGCTCTCCGGGTTAGTCGAGTATTTAGCTAAAATACCATTTGACATTTAATACCCAAACCCGTATAATTACTATATGGATGAAATAAACACGTTTAATTACGGGCAGCATGATTTGTTAGCCCGTTTGTCAAAAGCGGAAAATCAACTCGTTTTAGTAAAGAAAAAAGAGAACCTGCGGGATCTGAAGAAAATGATTACAAATATCGATTCCGTTATGAGGGAAATAAGTAGGGAGTCGGTAGAATGTAGACGCCTCAAAAAGGAAACCAACCGATATCGAGATTTATTAGTATCAACTGACATTCTGTTGGATAGTTTGGAACAACACATTACTCTTGCATTACTATTACGTTGACATTTTTTAACTTTAAAGGTACAATACTATCATGGCAAAGACACTACCCACACTTAAACGTATTATCAATAGAGGCGAGGACGCCAAATTTACCGGCTCCGAGCCAGAATGGGTTACACAACCCAAGGATGAAGACCGAGTAGGTGCCCTAAGTAAAGCACTTAATTGGTATAATTACTCCTGCACCCGAAAGGATGCCAGGGAAATGATTATCCACTACTTGGAATGGAATAAAAGAACTCGGGAAGTGAAACTGTTGCGTGGCATTTCAGACGCCCATGTATTAACCACTACGGGCTGGATCTGCAGAATGTCACTTATGGGTCTGGTGCTCAATGAACACGAGCAATCTATCTTGGAAGAGCATCTTACCAAGTTATTGGCCGCTAAACAGCAAGAAGTTGCTGCGTCAAGTCAAGATGTTGCTGCCCAGAAAAAGCTGACAATTCAGGATCATCTGCGTGAAAAAGCATCGGAATGTGCAGCAGAACTTGACGCCATGTACGATGATTTTATCAAATCTGGCGCAAAAATGACAGCCAATGTCAAGCATATGCCCTTGATTCGTGGTATGAATATTGCACCCAACATGATTGGTTTTATCACTGCCGTGTGGAAGTTGCGGTTAGCGGAACTGGAAGAAGTCCTTGAAGGTAAGGATGGGCAACTGGTGGAAGGATACAGCCACCTTAGTAAGGTGCAGTTACGAAACTGCGTAAAATTCTGTGAAGCTCTCCTGGCTGACTGCCAATCCTATATTTCACTGAAGAAAGTAGAACGTAAGCCACGTGCTAAAAAGGCGCAGAGTCCCGAGCGTATTGCAATGAAGTTCAAATACCTCAAGGAATTTGAGGAACTGGGACTTAAATCGCTATCCCCAGTTAGTCTGGTTGGTGCATCGGAAGCGTTCTTATATGATGCTGTCAAACGTAAGTTAGTACATGTTACTGCGGATTCACACGCAGGAACTTTTACCATTAAGGGGGCAACACTACTTGCATTTGATGCTATTACCACAGTACAAAAGACTCTGCGCAAGCCCAAGGAGCAATTAAAGGCCATTATGAGCGTGGGTAAACCTGCTGCTAGAAAGGCATTTAAGGATATCAAGGCCACGGAAATCAAGTGGAATGGGCGTGGCAATGATAATTTGGTTATCCTAAAGGCTTGGTAACTCGGCTAAATATATGGACATGGAGTCCATATGGCCGAGCAATCAGAAAGCACCCTATCAACGTTAAAGCAAAATCTAATTGAATATGTACGGCTGCAATTAGCAGATCAGATTATTGATATAGAGTTAGATGCCGCTCATTTTGAGGCAGCTTATCGTAATGCTATAGGAACGTATCGACAACGAGCACAAAATGCTTACGAAGAAAGCTACACCTTCATGGAGTTGGTTACCAACGTAAACATTTATGATTTACCCGATGAAGTCATCCAGGTTCGTCAGATTTTTAGACGAACTTTTGGTGATTCAACCGGCCCGTACGCCAGCAATTTCGACCCGTTCAGCCAAGCTTCAATGAACGTGTATTTGATGAACTTCAACGTGGCAGGTGGCTTGGCAACGTATGACTTTTACAGTCAGTATGTTGAGCTAGCTGGTCGTATGTTTGGTGCGTATATGAACTATACGTGGAATCCAGTGACCAAAAAGCTGCAATTGATACGCGATCCCAAGGGTGTGGGTGAAAACGTTCTACTATGGACCTACAACCTAAAACCTGAAGTGAACTTGTTAAGCGACTACCAAATTCGCCAGTGGATACGAAATTGGATGCATGCCAACTGCAAGATGATTATTGGCGAAGCTCGTGAAAAGTTTGGTACTATAGCCGGCCCCCAGGGCGGTGGTACGCTAAATGGCACCACTATGAAAGCAGAAGCCAAGGAAATGTTTGCACAATGTCTTAAAGATTTAGTGGACTATGTGGATGGATCACAACCCTTAACTTGGGTAATTGGATAATGCGATTTAGTGAAATTATAGCTGAATCCAATTTAACTGAGTTGGGTAACAAACCCTATCCATTTAAAATAGAGCATGGCGCGAAAGATTTTAAAGTAATTACTACCAAGGATGGCAAAATAGAAGTTTTGCTGGAAGGGGTATGGATGCCCCGAGGGTGGGCGATAGATATTAAGTTTAAAGTTGATGGTACAACGGATATAACAGGGAAAGGAGATCAGTTTAGAATCTTCAGCACAGTAGCGCAAATTTTAAAAAAACGACTGCCACCAATGATAAATCAACTTGGGCCATCTGACATTTGGTTCCATGCCCATAACAACGAAAGCAGTCGTGTAAGTTTATACGACAAGTATGCTGTCAGATTCTTCAATCAATTATTGGGCCCTGATTGGAAGTTTGGTAGAGCTGTTGGTGATGTAGATACAAGGTATGAATGGATTTTTCGCCCAAACCAAGTAAAAGACATTGACTAATATCTAGTATCTTGCTATACTTGTTGTATGGCAAAACATATAATGATCGACATCGAGGGACTGGCAACTACACCAGCCGCTGCTATTTTAACCATAGCGGCACAAGCCTTTGATCCATTTGGCCGGGGATACCTTAAAGAAGATTTCTATTCCCGTGTTACCATTGAAAGCCAAGATGATAGAATAATTGACGATGCCACTGTTGAATGGTGGGCTACTCAACCACAAGCCGCTGCCGAAGCATTTGCGGAAGATAACCGTGTTTCCCTGGAAGAATCTCTTGATGGGCTACATAAAATATGTTGGCACGCTGATTTTATCTGGATGAATGGCCCAACTTATGATGCTACCATCCTGGAACATGCTTTTAAAAGCCGCGGTAAACACATTCCCTGGCAATATTACAAAATTCGCGACGCTCGTACCATCTATAGTCTATGGCCCGACTGCCCGAAACCACCTGCGGAACATCATGCTTTAAAAGATTGTCAGCGGCAAATAGATATGTTGCAAGCAACTTTTCGCCATATAGGTATAAAAGCAATACGATGATTACTGTAGAAGTATATAACCATTTGCCTAACCCGACTGCGGTAGGTGAATTACTCAAACAATCGTTCGTTTACACTCCCGCCGGAGAAATGCCGTCATTAATATCAAAAGATGTAGAGCATCGTATCGAAGTTGAAAAAGTAAAATACCTAATAAACCTAATTGAAGAACCTAAATGGTATGTAATAGCCCAGGATGGTGACAAATTAGTGGGGTTTGGTATTGTCAGCGAATCTAACTTACAATACTTTTATGACTTGACCTGGGTATGTGTTGACCCTGCGTATCGTAATCAGGGATTGGGAAAACGTATAACCGAAAAAGCTGTTGAATTTGCACATATTCGTGATAGAGTAATTATAATTACAACAGAAATTCCTAAGTTTTATACTGACTTAGGATTTACACAATTGGGATCTTACCGACCCGGCTGGTATTTAATGACATCATCCGTACTAAAGGACAACATATGATTATTGGAATTTCCGGCTTAATAGGCAGTGGTAAAGACACCGTTGCTGATTATCTAGTGAACGTGCATGGGTTTCGTCGAGAAAGTTTTGCCGGAACTCTTAAAGATGCCGTATCGGCAGTATTTGGATGGGACAGAATACTGTTAGAAGGTCGCACTACGGCGTCTAGGGAATGGCGTGAACAAGTAGATTTATGGTGGGCAGAACGTCTACACATGCCTCATCTTACCCCACGTTGGATTCTACAATACTGGGGAACAGAAGTAATGCGTAAAGGTTTTCATGACGATATTTGGATCGCCAGCATTGAAAACAAAATTCGTAATCTTCAAGATAACGTAGTAATTTCGGACTGTCGTTTTCCCAACGAAATTGCCGCAATTAAATCCTCCGGGGGCCTGGTTATTAGAACCAAACGAGGCCCTGATCCCGAGTGGTTTCATGCAGCAGAAGTAGTAAATAGTGGGCCTACCGAGAATTTAAGTTGGGCCAGTAATAAGTCTATATTACATAATTATAAGGTACATGCCAGCGAAACAGCCTGGGCGGGCACTGAATTTAATCATGTATTAGACAACAACGGAACAATGGATGAGCTATATGCTCAGGTTGATTCGTTAGTATTGGGCATTAAAAATTCTTAGTGATCTGGTTCAAGATCGCCCTGTTTCCAGGGTAGATCAGACTTAGCCACATCCACCACACAGTTTTGGCAAATAGTTTTTAAATTGCTAATCTTGTTGTTGTTTAAATTTCCATCCATGTGAAATACTAATAACTGAGCGGCCCACCTTGATCTGAAGCCGCATTTATCACACACCACCTTCTTTTTATATCCTGCCTGCGCCCATCTAGTTTCTGGTGTGGGTATTTTGCGTTTTTTCGCCAAACAAAAACTACACATTCTTAAATAGTAGTATTTTTCTCTGCGTTTACAATTTATAACTCGTGGACGCTGATTACATGCGGGACATATAGGCCTTATCATATCAATATTTATACTAATTCAGACAGTCTGGTAGCACATAACCGGACTTTTCTGTATTAAATACTAAATATTGTATATTAATTATAAGGATTTAAATTATGTCTAGCACATTAGTATCCCCAGGTGTAAAAGTTTCGGTAGTTGACCAAAGTCAATACCTACCTGCCGCAACGAATTCAGTGCCGCTGATGGTTATTGCCACTGCGTCAAATAAATTATCTGCAGATGGTACAGGGGTGGCTCCTGGTACATTGGCTGCTAATGCTAATCAACTGTTCTTGGCCTCTAGCCAGCGTGCGTTGTCCGCCAACTACGGTGTTCCGTTCTTCTATACTACTACGAATGGTACTCCTATCAATGGCTACGAGCTTAATGAATACGGCTTATTGGCTGCTTATTCTGCTCTTGGTGTTACTAACCAGTGTTACGTTCTACGTGCTGATATTGACCTGGCTGCTCTTAGTGCTAGTCTAACACGTCCAACAGGTAATCCAGTTGGCGGAGCCTATTGGTTAGACACAGTAAATACCGCCTGGGGATTATTCCAATGGAATGACGTTACCAGCACATTTACTAACCAAATTCCAACTGTTATAACTGATGTTGAGTATTTAAATCCTAGTTCATCGGTACCGCTACAAAGCTATGGTAGTATTGGAAATTATGCCGTAACAGCAACATATACTTCTAATCCCGTTTATTTTAAACGTGGCGGCCCAACATCTACTCAATCAAACGATTCTAGAATTAATACTCTATACAATACATGGGTATTTTGGGTAGTAC